ATCACTATCTGCATTATCGTAAAGTTCACAAATAGACTTAGATAATTCAGATTGCTTTAGAGCAGCACGAATCTTAGCATTAGCCCCTGAACCACTAGAAGTCCAGATAATAGCACCTTCAGTGGTATCTAGGATTGGTGGTTCAACTTCGATAAGAGCATCATGGATATAACCACGTAACTTATCCTTCTTAAGATTGATCTTAACTTTGTTATTATCTACTACAGTAGATACATCACCGTTAGGATCATTAAGAACACCTTGTAATCCATCAACGTTTAAATTGATATCAATTAAACAATGAGATGCATTACCGCCTTTAGTAATGTTTATTGTTCCTGTTGAACTACCAAAGTGATCTACTGCTTTATCACAATCCAGTACATATCTTTTAGTACCGGTATCATCTTCAACTAGTTTAAAGTCACCACGAGATAATTCAGCATCCAATGAACGTACATCATGGATAACTTCTGAAATCTTATGACTATGCTCTGATTGTACTGTCTGTAGTAAATCGACTTCGCGTAGTAGATCAGCACCATCACTTAGATCACCAACAGAGTGATGCCTAAGATCCATTGCACCCGCAGTTACATTGAATGGGTTTTCCCAGTTACCTTTAAGATGCTCATCATGTAAATGTGTACCTACACATACTAGATACTCATATACCCAATATTGAGGGTTAGTTGGATCATCAGGGTAAGTAGAATACTTAATAACAACCATACGTTGTTGATCAGCAGTATAGGGTTTAACACCTTCATCTGTAATATGGTTATTAAGATTTAATATAGCAAAACTACGAGCACCTAAACCACCTGAACCAAGTGTAGCAGGGAAGTAGTTTACGTTCTGTTCCATTGGGTTAGGTTCTAAATAGAAACCACCTCTAGAAGATCCACCCGAACCATTACCACTACATGCTGGTGGGTATTTAATATTTATAGCCATATCGTAATTATCCCTTATTCATAGCTTAAGATTTCTATACGCACAGTAACACCGTGAGTATGGATAACACCTTCTTGGATATAAACCGAAGGGTTAATACCTTTAATATCTACTTTTAATTCTTGAAGTGGTCCACATAAATTAGGTAGTTTAAAATCAGCTTTGGATAATTCAATAGTACCATTTTCGATACCACCAAAATTAACACCATCAGGTGAACCAGTAATTACTACTGTACCTGCTGTTAATTTCTGATTACCTGTTAATGCAGCACCAATAGGAATTAATGTGTCGCCTTCGGCGTATACGGTGACGCTGATAAAGTGTCTACTCTTATCTTCAGGTAATCCTTTAATTGACCAAGGAGCACTTGCCCCTGAACCATCAATCTTATTAGTAGTAGAGTTGCCTGTTCCCATATTAACTCTGCCGTAAAATACAGTTTTAGTTGCGCTCATTGTTATCCATCCGTTTATTAAGTGTTCCTAAATAATACACTACTATTTCTCGACTTCGTCGAGTGATGTGAAATTTTTAATTGTCCAAGGAAAAGAAATGTCTCTACAAGTTGTAAACATGACCCAAGCTGCTAAATTTATTAAAGCAGTATTACAAGTTAAATTGGTTCCATATATTGCTGGTTCACCGGGTATGGGTAAGTCAGCTATGATTCAAGCAATTGCTGAAGAGTTTAATCTATTCTTAATTGATATCCGTTTGGCACAAGAAGATCCAACTACTATTAATGGATTTCCAGATTTAACTAATGGTCGTTCTTGTTATGCACCACCTAAACGTTTCCCACTTAAGGGAGATTTGCTTCCACTTAAAGTAGATAATAACGCTAATCGAATAGCATATAATGATGCCCTTAAATCTAAGGATGTTAAAGTTATTCAAGCATTCCAAGATAAGAACTGTTATGCAGGTTTCCTAATCTTCTTTGATGAATTACCATCTGCTCCTAAATCTATCCAAGCAGCATCATATAAGATTATCTTAGATCGAATGATTGGTGATAAAGAGTTACACCAAAATGCATTTATGATTGCAGCAGGTAACTTATTAACTGATGGTGCTATTGTATATGAAATGGGTTCAGCTTTACGTAGTCGTTTAGTACATATCCATGTTAAATCTGATCCAGAAGAATATCTAGCTATTGCACCAAAAATTAATCTAGATATGCGTATGCAATCATACTTAGGTTATCAAAAATCTAAAGTTAATACTTTTGATGAATATAATAAAGGTTCAGCAGATGAAACATTCTGTTGTGAGCGTACTTGGCATATGGCTAGTAAGATTATCCAAGGAGTATGTCCAGATCAGAATGCTCCAGTAGGAGATGAATGGTCTACACTATTACAAGGTACACTTGGTTCAAATGCTTTAGAGTTTGTTCAATATACTCATGCATTCAAACACCTTCCAACTTTCGCAGAAGTATTAGCTAATCCAACATCTACATTAGTACCAAGCAAACCAGCAGTACGTTGGTTATTAGTAGGTATGTTAGTAGGTAATGCTGATATGAATAACATCGATACTGTTATGGATTATGTTGCTCGTTTACCTCAAGAGTTCCAGTTTGCCATGGTTAAAATGCTATGGACTAAAGGTGATTCATTCTTAGATAACGATAAAGTAATGAAGACATTCGATAACATTGGAGATGCTCTACTTGTTTAACGAAGAAGCTGGTAAGAAATTATCTATAGCTACTATGCAACTAATGAGAACTTCTCATAACGCATTTGTAATTAGTTTACTAATGAATATGGAACGTAAGGAAGATTCAAAGTGTGAGTCAATTGAATTACATGGTACACAAATTCACTACTCACCAGAGTTTGTATTATCCCAGTCTGATAACGATCTTAAGTTTGCTTTAATGCATCTTGCTTGGCATATCCCATTCTTCGATTATATCCGAGGTCAAACCAAGGAAGATAAAGAGTTATGGAATGAAGCATGTGATCACTACACTAATCTTATGATTCAAGAAGATAAAGAGATTGTGGAGTTACCTTACCATCCAATACTACTTGTGATTCTAGATTCAGAGGTTGGGAAAAAGAAGATATCTATAAGCTACTTGTAGATGAGAAAGAAGACCAACCAGATTCTAATCAACCGAACCAAGATCCTATGTCTGGTGATTTAGCTGGAGCAGGTACTAAAGATGGTGATGGTGATGAAGATGGAAATGAAGATGGTGAAAACCAAGGACAAGGTGAACAATCTTTAGAAGATTTGCAGAAAGAGATGAGTAATATGACTCAACAAGCTGCAATGCAATCTAAGATGGCAGGAGGTAAAGTACCTAATTCTATCGAAGAGTATCTGGAAGATTTATATAATCCACAATTACCTTGGCACCAGATCTTAGCTAACTATATGGATAGCTTTGCTAAAGAAGATTACTCCTATTCTAAAGTAAATAAACAATTCTTCCCCCATGGATTTATCCTACCTACATTACATAGTGAAGGTTTAGGGAGAGTTGCTATTGCTACTGATGAATCTGGTTCAGTCTCGAATGAAGATTATAAGATGTACCTCGGTGCAATCGTTGATATTCATACGAGACTGGAACCAGAAGCTATTGATATGGTTTCATTCACTACTCATATTGTTAATCAGTGGGAGATCTTACAAGAAGATGATATCTCTAAAATTAACTTTAGAGGGAGTGGTGGTACTCATATTCCAGCAGTTATTGATCACTTCAATGCTGCTAAAAAGAAACCACAGGTTCTAATTATCTTTAGTGATATGGAATCTGCTATGCCTGACAAGAAACCAGATTATGATGTTATCTGGATCTCTGTTGGTAATCCTAGATTTGTTCCTCCATTTGGAAAGGTAATTCATGTTCAAGACTCTAATAAGAAAACTTTTCGGTAAGAAAGATAAGATCAAACCAGTAAAGAAAGAATGTGTTATGACAAAGACACGTACTGAACCTACTGTCCGTACTATTAGGACTTCTCGTGATAAAGGTATTCAAATCAGAGAAACACGTAACCCAAACTATAACAACAGCAATGTTACCTCGATTGACGCATACTCAAGTCATGGATCGAGTTGTAGCGATAGCTCATCCAGTTGCAGTTCTAGTAGCTGTGATTAATCAATAAATATAGGGAGCATTAGCTCCCTTTTTTAATAAGGTAATAATGATGAATAAATTAGGTTTAAAAGAACAAGCAATCCTTAAGTTATTTCTTAAGAGACGTAAGCAAGCACGTAAAGAATACCTAGCTTCAGTAGCAGGTACTCCATATGAATTTATGATGGTTAGTTATCGTAATAATTTACTTAATCCATTAGATCTTAAACCGAACCAAATAAAAGATTTATATGAAGTACCACCTGAGTCTATACATGCACAAGCATTGGATAGGTTAATTAGGGTATATGATGACATGGCAAAGACGGACAGTTATCTCACATATATCCTCAACTTTTCGGACTCTACTAGAGAGTTTAATCACATAGTGTTTGGCACTGAAGAAGTAACTCCAGCAAGGGAATTACAAATAAAAGTATTCAAGCAAACAGAAGAGGATAAAATAAAGTTTTTAAAACGAATGAGGTTACTAGCAGATGTAACCTAAAGGAGTGACTTATCTACCATGTAATCATTGAACCAAATGATAATTATAAAGTAGCTGTTCTTACTAAGAAGGATGCTCTACATAAAGATCCATTACTTAAGTATTATATCGATCCAATGGTTAATCTAGGAATTGATAAAGATCAATTTATTGGTTTTAGTCTTGAGTATGACAATCCTAAGAAAGTAACTAACAAAGGTGCTAAAGCTTATCTTGAAGAATTACTCCCTGCATTGGAAGATCTTGGAGTTAAGTATTTATACTGTACTGATGGTAATTACTTTAAAGTACTAACCAAGAAAACTAAAGCTGATCCATATGTTGGATATGTATTACCTTGTGCCATTAAAGGTTATGAACATATGCAAGTAGTATACTCTGCTAACCACAGAGCTATCTTTATGAATGATACTTTAGAAGATAAGATTAAGTTAGCCAATAACACATTAGCTACTCATTATCTTGGTTCGTATAAAGAGATTGGTACTGACATAGTTAAACACTATGAACGTATTCCATGTAATCCAACTAAAGTAAAAGAAGCATTAGAGAGACTAAACCAATATGCTAGTATTTCCTGTGATACCGAAACATTCAGCTTACGTCACACTGGAGCCGGATTGGGAACGATTGGTTTCGCGTGGGATGAACATTCCGGCATTTGTATTGATGTGGAACACTTTGCAAGGACTGAAGGTATTGGGTATACACAGCATAAACGTGCAGTCCTTTCGCTTATTAAACAATTCTTTGATAACTACAAAGGAAACGTTAAATACCACAATGCATCCTATGATATAAAGATACTGATCTATAATCTATACATGAAAGATATGTTAGATACTGAAGGACTATTAACTGGTCTAGAAGTTATGACTAGAAACTTTGATGATACTAAGATTATTAGTTACTTGGCTCAGAACTCTTGTGCATCTCCCAAGGGATATCTATCCCTGAAGAACCAAGCACATGAATTTGCAGGTAACTATGCAGTAGATGATATCAATGACATTACTCTTATTCCCAATGAGAAGTTAATGAAGTACAACCTAATTGACTGTCTATCCACTTGGTATGTGTTCAATAAGAACTATCCAATTATGGTTCAAGACGAACAGTTAGAAGTGTACGTGTTCTTTAAAAAGATACTTAAAAACTTAATCCAAATGGAACTTACTGGTATGCCTCTCAATATGGAGAGAGTTATCGAAGTAAGAGATCAGTTACAAGGAGTAATTGATAAGTATAAAGAAGTACTGAACCAATCTTCTATTATCCAATCATTCTCTTTAGAAACTCGTAAGAAAATTATGAGAGAGAAGAATCTTGCATATAAGAAGAAAGTAATCACTTTAGATGAAGTTGATTATGAGTTTAATACTGGTAGTGGTAAACAACTTATCTCTTTGTTACATGACTATCTAGGTTTCCCTATATATACCAAAACAGATTCAGGTCTTCCAGCTACAGGAGGGGATGAACTTAAAGGTCATATGAAGCGAACCAAGATACAAGAAGAGAAGGATGTTATCGAAGCTATTATTAAGATTGAAGAAGGTAACAAGATACTTGGAACTTTCATTAAACAATTCTTATTAGCTGATGCTGGTCCAGATGGTTGGCATTATCTATTTGGTTCATTCAACTTAGGTGGAACTAAATCTGGAAGATTAAGTTCTAGTAAACCAAATTTACAAAACCTACCTAGTGGAAGTACTTACGGTAAATTAGTTAAGTCTTGTTTCCAAGCACCTCCAGGATGGTTATTTGTTGGATTAGATTATGCGAGTTTGGAAGACAGGATTAATACGCTACTCACAAAAGACCCAAATAAAATTAAGGTATATACAGACGGTTACGATGGACACTCCTTACGTGCTTATTCCTACTTTGGAGATCAGATGCCAGATATCTGTAATACTGTCGAATCCATTAACTCCATATCCAAAAAGTACCCAAAGTTTCGTCAGGAATCTAAAGCTCCGACTTTCGCATTAACTTATCAAGGTACATGGTCAACATTAGTAGCTAACTGTGGTTTCAGTCGTAAGGTAGCTAAGATGATTGAACTTAGATATCACGAACTTTATAAGATTAGTGATGATTGGGTTCAAGCTAAGTTAGAACAAGCAAGTATTGATGGATATGTAACTCTAGCATTTGGTTTAAGACTAAGAACACCTATCTTGGCTAAGACAGTATTAGGTAATAGTTTTACACCGAACCAAGCTAGAGCAGAGTCTAGAACTGCTGGTAATGCAGTTAGTGGTCAATCCTACGGATTGTTAAATAGCCGTGCTGGTGTTGAGTTTCAGGAAAGAGTAATGGCATCTGATCATCGATTAGATGTTAAACCATGTGCTCATATTCATGATGCTCAATATATGTTGGTTCGTAACACATTAGAAAATATCCATTGGGTAAACGAGAACTTAGTTCCTTGTGTTCAATGGCAAGAGTTAGAAGAGATTCAACATCCAGAAGTTAAGTTAACTGGTGACTTAGGTATCTTCTATCCTGATTGGTCTAATGAAATAGAATTGAAGAATGGTTTATCGCCTTCGGCGATTAAGTTGAAGTGTGAATCTGGATTAAAAGAGTATTATGAAGAGATCAATTAGTGAGATTAGAGCTGTAGTTGAATCTATGCTTAATCCCAAGTATGCAGTAATTAAAGCTAAGTATATTGATAAGAATACTTATGAATATACTATCAAAGGTATGAGCTTTAAGAGTAAAGCTAAGTTTGTTTATTTTAATCCAAGTGATTTAGATTTAACTATCCGAATCGGATTAACTAACCACTCTTTACTTTAAAAAGATCCCCTATTCAAAATTGACGAGTAGGGGATAACACCAAAACATAAAATGTTTAATCAACGCAGAATACTCTAAGGAAGAAAATGAACAAGTTATTTATTGAAGCAGTAAGTGAAAATGCAATCATTCCACGTAAACAAACACGTTTATCAGCAGGATTAGATATTCATTGTGATGTGAAAGATCGTTTAGTAACTATCTTCGATGAAGCGAACCAACCTTATCAAGTTCATGAAACTAATGAACCAATCTATATTCAACCTATGCATAGAGCAATTATCCCTACTGGTTGGAAGATGCGTTGTGCAGAAGATGAATGTATTAAGTTCCATCCTCGTTCTGGTTTATCTATTAAAGCCGGTATTACGATGATTAACTGTATGGGATTAATTGATGCAGATTACCCTGATGAGACTGGTTTGCTTATTACTAACTTCAGTAAAGTTCCATTTAAAGTGGAACATGGTGATCGTCTAGGTCAGTTAATGGTAGAGAAAGTTGAACCAACTGTAGTAGAAGTAGTGGGTGTATTACCAACTGTAGTATCTGATCGCACAGGTGGATTTGGTTCTACTAAAGTACGTGTAGCTAGTGAAACTGAAGAGGTTACATTAGTATGAGGAAGTTTACTAATAACTCTAATATTCCATTAGCAGTTGCAGCTTTCTTGGCGAGTAATACTTATAGTTTTAAACCTAATGCTAAAAGGTTATCTGCTACAGATTTTACTAAGTCAGTAAGACAGATTACTTTACGTAATAGAGTAAATAGTGGTGAGTTAGTAGATGAAGCACAAGATCTAGTTACTCAAGTTAAATCTAAGAATGGTACAGCAGTTCATGATGCTATCGAAAGAGTATGGACTACTCCTCATATTAGAGAGAATGCATTAACAGCTTTAGGTTATCCAGTACAAATCATTGGACGAATTTGTGTTAACCCATCAGATCAATATCTGATGGAACACCCTGATGCAATTCCAGTATATATGGAAATCCGTAAAGAGATGGAAGTACATGGTTACACTATCTCAGGTCAATTTGATTTTGTAGCTGAGAATGGATTAACAGACTTTAAAACTACTGGTACTTGGAAGTTCAAAGACTTAGCCAAGGCAGATATTGATTACCAAATCCAAGGTTCAATTTATAAAGTTTTAAATCCAGATATCATTACCAATGAACATATGACTATTGTATTCTGGTTCACGGATTGGATGGAGAATAGAACCAAGACAGATCCACTTTATCCTAAAGCACCAATTGTTCCTCACAAGGTACAACTAATGTCCAAGGAAGAAACTTTTAGATTCATTGAGAATCACATTGCTGAGATTGAGCGATGTAAGGATTTACCTGAAGACTTACTACCAGATTGTAATGCCAAACAACTATGGCAATCTGATCCAACTTATAAATATTATAAGAATCCAACTAAACGTAGTCGATCAACTGCGAACTTTGATAACTTCTATGATGCTCAAACCAGATTTATTAAAGATGGTGCAGTAGGGGTAGTTATCACTGTACCGGGTAAAGCTAAGGCATGTAATTATTGTCCAGCTTATGAAGCTTGTACCCAGAAAGATCGACTAATCGCAGAAGGTATTCTAGATACGGAATAATCTAATGAAATCTATTGAACAACTTAAACACCATCCAGTCGTAGAAGAACTAGTAGATATCTTATCTGCTAGAACACAGAACCCTGATAAAGCATTCTTTACTATCTTAACTTGTTATCACTTAACTAAGCTTGCATCCATGATGCGAACCAGTATTGATGCCCAAGGATTTGGTAATCTCCAATGTAATTTCTATGGAATCAATACAGCTCCATCTGGTTATGGTAAAGGTCACTCTACTAAGATCATTGAAGAACAAGTGGTGCATCTATTTAAGTCTAACTTTATGGATTTCACTTTACCTTCTATTGCAGAGAAGACATTAACGGAATTAGCTATTAAGAGAGCTACCCGTAATAACACTACTGACGATGAAGAGTTAGAAAAGGTTAAGGCTGAGTATCGTAAACTAGGTGTATATCTAACTTCATTTGACTCAGGTACTACTCCAGCTATTAAACAATTTAGACATGGTTTACTTATGTCTGGTATTGGTTCAATTAACTTTGAATGTGATGAGATGGCTAGTAACTTAATTAATAACACTGAAGTACTTACTACATACTTAGAGTTATATGATGGTGTTACTAAACCAAAACTAACCAAGAATACTGCTGAGTCTACTCGTAATGAAGAGATCGAAGGTAAGACACCAACCAATATGATGATGTATGGTACTGCTGCATTATTATTAGATGGTTCGGTTGTAGAGAATACCTTTAGAAATATTCTAACTACTGGTTACGCTCGACGTTCATTCTTTGGCTATTCAAACATTGAACATAAGGCTAAGAAGTTAACTGCTAAGGAACGTATCAAAGCATTAACCGATACATCTACAGATGCTAAGTTAGCTAAACTATCTATTAAATTAGAGAAGTTATCTGATCCAGTTAATTACAAGTTCCAAGTTAAAGTTCCAGATGATGTAATGGAAGCTATCGTTGATTATCAGATTCACTGTGAAGAACTGATTGATGGTATGAAGTCTACTGAAGTTGTTCAACAGACAGAAGCTAAAGGTCGTCACTTTAAAACTATTCGATTAGCAGGTGTATTTGCATTCTTAGATTCTAATCCGTACCTAACAATGGAGAATTGGGAAGCAGCAGTTAAGATTGCAGAGATATCCGCAGTTGGTTTTAATAACTTACTGAACCAACCACCTCCACATGCACGATTAGCTAACTTCCTAGCAGAGTGTCCTGATCCAATGACATATGCTGATTTAATGGAAGAACTACCATGTTTCCCTAAGACTTCTGGTCATCAGAAAGACTTAATCAGATTAGCTATCGCGCATGGTCATAAACATAACATTATTATTAAACGTAGCTTCATTGATGATATTGAATTTATTCAAGGTGAATCTTTACAGAAAACCAATATTGATGAATGTATCTTAAGTTATAGTCATGACTTAGGTACTGGTTATCGTCCAGAAGATAAAGTTAAGTTTAGTGATTTACAAATGGTTACACAACATAATGGAATCCACTGGTGTAATCACCACTTCATTGAGGGTAGACGTAAGAAGACCCATGTGATTAAAGGATTTAACTTACTGGTTCTAGATATTGATGGTACTTGTCCATTGGAACAAGCTAAGAGTGTATTAGAGAAATATACTTATCATATCTACACTACTAAGTCCCATCAGCAAGTTAAAGATGGTAATCCAGCAGCAGATCGATACCGTATCGTAATGCCAATGAGCCATAAACTTAAGTTATCTCCAGAAGAGTACAAAGAGTTTATGGATAATGTATTAGAGACATTACCATTTGATACTGATGAACAAACTACACAACCTAACCGTAAATGGTTAAGTCATATTGGTGAAGTTCATAATAACAATGGTGAGCTATTTGACGTATTACCATTCATTCCTAAAACCAAGAAGAATGAAGAACGTAAAACATTTATTGAATCTAATGGTTCAATGGATAAGTTAGAAAGACACTTCTTTAATACTATTGGTGAAGGTAATCGTAATAATACTTTGTATAAGTACGGTGCAGCTTTAATGGATTCAGGAAGAGGATTGGATGATCTAATTCTTAAAGTTAAAGCATTCAATGATAAACTACCTAAACCAATTCCACTTGATGAATTGCAATCAACAGTAATTCAATCAGTAACTCAAAAATATATGCAGAAAGGATAAACCATGTCACAAGTAAATGATCATCTAGTACTAGTAGAAGGTAAAGCAGCATCAGGTAAGTCAGCTTCATTTATGGATTTAACTAATCCAGAACGTGTAGCTTACATGAACTGTGAGAATGGTAAGAAACTACCTTTCCCTTGTAAGTTTACCCAAGTAGTAGTTACTGATCCACTTCAAGTACCTAACTCTATTGCTGCATTAAATGGTAGTCCTGACTATGATGTAATCTTAGTTGATTCACTTAGCTTCCTGATGCAAATGTATGAATCCAACTATGTGTTGCCTTCGGCAAATACTATGAAGATGTGGGGTGAGTATGCACAATTCTTCATTCGTATGATGAACAATGTAGTTGCTGCGTCTGATAAAACTATTATCTTTACCTCACACGTAACAGATAATTATAACGAAGCTGAAATGGTTTCAGAGACATCTGCTACAGTTAAAGGTTCACTTAAGAACGTTGGTATTGAAGCATTCTTCTCATGTGTAATCATGGCTAGACGTATGCCTATTACAAAGCTTGAACCATATGAAGAAAACAATGCACTGTTGAACATTACTGACAATGAACGTCGTCTTGGCTTTAAATATGTGTATCAAGTTCAGTTGACCAAAGATACAATTAATGAAAAGATTCGTCATCCGTTAAAGATGTGGAGTGATCAGGAAGTATATATCGATAATAATATGCAACTGGTTATGAATCGCTTAAAAGAATACTACGGTAACTAATTTAATTTTAAACACTAAACACTAATTAATTTATAAGGTAAATACAATGACTCAATCTCTATTCGCTAAAGTACAAGCAGCAGCAGCTAATCTTAAAGTTGAAGAACAAGATGTTCTAGGTGGATTCACTTTCGCAGGTGGTTTATATCCAGGCGGTATTAAGATGGCATATATCGATGCATGGAAATCAGGTGCATTGTTTGTTGGTATTGAACTAGCGTTACTAGTAGATGGTAAAGAACGTACTCACAAAGAGATGATTACTATCTCTAACAAAGATGGTGAGTTCGAGTACGCAGATAAGAAGTCTGGTGAGAAACAAACTATGCCGGGTTTCCAAATGATCGATACTCTATTCCGTCTAGCTACAGGTAAGGGTTTTGTAGAGCAAACTCCTGTAGTTAAGAAAGTTAAGATGCGTGGTGAGAACAACACTGAAGTTATGGAAGATCGTGAAGTATTCATGGAAACTGTAGGTAAACGTGTTCACTTAGGTATGATTCTTTCTGAAGTTGATAAGACTAAGAAGAATGATATGACTGGTGTTTATGAACCAACAGGTGAAACTCGTCAAGAGAATACACTTCATAAAGTATTTGAATACGAAACTAAGAAAACTATCGCAGAAGTTAAAGCTAATCTTCCAGCTAAATTCTTCGAAGGTTGGGAAAAGAACTTTGCTGATAAAGTAATTAATAAAGTTAAAGGTACTAAAGCAGTTGCAGCTTCTGGTGCTCAAGCTGGTATCCCTACACCACAAGGTAACACATCAGAGAACACTGGTTCACTGTTTGGTGGTCAATAATCCATTCGAGGGGAGACTTAGTTCTCCCCTTTCTGTACCAGTTACTAAGAAAAAGAACTTTACTCTTAATCTGAACCAATACAGAAATACACACTTTCAAGTACTCAATAAAGCTAAGATTATGTATAAGGAAATTATGCATGACCAGATCTTGGCTTTACCTAAACTAAATAAAATAGAACTTACCTTTGTTCTTTATCCTAAAACTAAACGTCTATGTGACTTAGAGAATGTATGTTCAATACATACTAAGTTCTTACAAGATGCTTTAGTAGAGTATGGGATTATCCCAGAAGATAACTATAACTATGTAAGTATGGTTACTTATAAGTTTGGTTCAATAGATAAAGAATTTCCAAGGGTTGAAGTATTAATTAAGGAATTACCTAATATGAAAATTACACTAACTTACGCTGAAGCTATTGAAATGCTACGTGGAACTAACGCTATTTTTGAGGTTGCTGATGAACTTATCATCGAAGGATTTGGTACTACTGAGAAAGAAGTTGAAGTACAAGCAAAAGAAGACAAACCAACTACAACTACTGAACCAGTACGAGCTAAACGTAAACGCAGAAGTAAAGCAGAGATCGAGGCAGAGAAGAATGCTAGTAATGCAAGTGTCGAAACAGAACCTACATCAAATGACGAAGAACTTGAAATTGATGATGAAGGTACTGAGTCAGAAGTATCATCACTTATTGAAACTCCGAGCTTATTCGAAAAACAACAACGTGAAATGATCGAAGAGATTTGTGCAGAAGATGAAGAAGAATTAGAAACTGAAGCATCTGAACCATTCATCATTAACTTTGATCGATCTGGTAGTACTCCTGAAGTAGAGGAAGAAGAGGAAGATTACCTAGATATGACTAAACCTCTATTTAACTTCTAAGGGTAAGATCATGGATGAAGCAACCTTTAACAGACTATTGTCTGAAGCTAAAGAACTACAAACCAAGTTAGATAACCTGACTGCATTCGTTAAGAGTAATAAAATTAAAGAACTATCTGCTGAGAACCAATTCCTAATGGAAGCTCAGATGAAATATATGGATGGTTACTTAAGTATCTTACGTAGAAGAATCTATATTAATAAGTAAAAGTAAGGGGAGTTCTAGACTCCCCTTTATTTTTATGTAAATGCGCTAACTGTAACTAAGTCAGGAGCAGTACCTAGGAAACTGCTTATTGGGTTAGTAATTCTAGACAATGGATCAGTCTGGAAGAACATTAGTGAATCTGTAATAGAAGCACCATCTAAGAAGAAACTATTAAGTAACATTACAATTAAAGCTCTAGCTGGTTCATCTTTAAATGTCTTAAGGATAATCTTCTGAACTCTAATTAAATACTTAGTAAACATTAAAATACCAATGTCATTTAAGTACTGTAAACCTTGATGAGTAGGTAAGTCATAATCAATAAAGATATCCATTACTTCACCTGCTGCTTGCTCAGGTGTAAGTCTCTTTCTAGGATTCTTATTATTTACTTTATGATTATACAATACATATCTAGCACCAAAATCAGAGAACTGTGCAGCTTCACTTAAGAAATCATATAGGTTAGAACCTTGCATAACCAATGCTTCTTTACCTACAGTTTTAACACTCTCAGGTAATTTACTTACCGCAGCATCAAACTTATCTCCCCAATTAGTATCCTTAGTTCTACGAGCAACTCGTTGTCTAAGTTTATACTCTTCAACCTCAGTATTCACATCCTCTACAATCGTAGATAATAAACCCTGATCAATTAAATCAATAACTGGATTGTTAGCCATTCTATCTTCAAGACGAACCAATTCAGCTTCTAATTCACTACGTTTAGCTTTAGATAAATCAGTAGCTAGTTTAAGTTGAATCTGTGCTAGTTCTTGGTTATCTCTCTTATGCTGTCTCATACCTTGGTATGATTTCTTATGACCAACAATAATGTCTTTAATAGGTACACCCTGCATAGACAGTAGTAGTACGTTAGACATCATATTACCTAAAGTAACTAAACCAGATTTAATAACGATAATATCTTTAACTGTATTAGCTAAGGCTTGAATTAACTCTTCACCTTGTCTAACTCTCATTGCAGCTTTCTTACCAAAGATCATACCTACGAAACCAGTAAACATTTGTTGGTATAACTTTCTTTCTTCTTTAGGTAACTTCCACATATTAGCTAAAGAATACTTGTGATAACCAAACAATAGATCTACTGCATCTCTACGCACATACATCACTTCTCCACCCCAAGTATTACGAATCTTATCTTTCATATCTTGAGGAAGTAATCGATATATTTCCTGATGTTCTGGATTAGAACTTCTAGGAGAAATAGCTACATAGTTATCTTTGTTAGCAATATCTTCTTTATAGATCTTACGTAATACCTCAACCAATTGACTGTTCTGATCTCTCATACGATTCTTAACAGCTAAACCAGAGAACATAATTCCCATTACATCATCAAAAGAAGTATCTCTTTCTAAAATGTCATCTTTGGTTCTGTCTTGCATAACATAACGGTAATCAACAATATTACCTGCCTCATCTACAAGAGGAACTGCATAACTTCTAGTACCAATCTGAGCTGAGTTAAAGTTCTCATATCTCTTAATGTTATTCTTCATTTCCTGTAAATCTAGTTCAGTCATGAAGTCAGCACCAGTAGCTTGAGCATCCTGTACTACAGAAGTACCTCTAGATGCTTGAGTCATTTGATAAGCTACACCACCAATATGTGCTGTAGGCGAACCATGTCTATTTACATATAAATATCGTCTCTCTGGATTAGGATCAGTTGGGTCAATAGGTAATGGAGTTTCCTCTCTAGTATATCCCTCAGACTCATACTTAGCTTGATCTGCTAAAGTACCATACCTAACATCAATATTAGGGTTAACCTTATCTGACATGAATCCTTTCTGAATATGTCTAGTGTTACCCGCAAACTCAACATCAGTACGTTTAGCATATTGAGCCATTAGATCTAATACAAAGTGAATACCGTTACCATCATCAGTTCTAGTACTCTCTTGAGAGATTAACTCAGCAATCATATTTCTATTCAAATCACTAACACCATCCAATGCATATAGAGTAGCTAATTGATCTATGATTGGTTCAGCCTTTCTAGCAAACTTAGGATTCTCTAAATGAGTACCTAGAGCATCTGCAATATTCTTAGCGTTAAGCATTGCATTAGGAATATTAGATACACCAGTATTCATAAACTTGCCTAGGTTCTTAGCTTGTTTAATGTAGTAACTATTTAAACCTTTATATTCAGATAACTCTGCAACTAGTTCAGCAATCTTAGCTTTACGCACAGCTTTATCCACAATCATATTAGTTGCATCGTCTTTAGACATTGAACCAAGAAGACTTACTACATCTGTCTTTAGTAATACTTTACTTAATGCTGATTTAGCTTCTTGAGATAACTTATTCACAAAAGCATCATTAATACCTTTGCCAATATCACTACGCATTTGTCTACGGAATACATCAATATTCTTATTAGCAAAACGTTTCATATCATGGAGCAAACCAACTGCATCAAATCTACCTCTTGCTTCAGTAACAGTAGATAAGAAAATGTTAGCAGCAGTATTATCTTTAGCAGCTAATTCTTTATAAGTAGCATAAGTAATATCAGTAAATGTTTTAATCTTACCTTCACTCATCTTCTGCTTAACATCAGTTACAGTCCTATCCTTAAATTTAAGTACTGGTTCAGCTAAATACTTATTAATTCCTGGAATAGTTCTATCTCTTAATGCTTCTAAAGGTTTAGTAACTACATCTAATGTTTTATTACTAATTCTTTGTAGTTGAGCTTTGTTAGAAGTATCTGCATCAGCAAATGCTCTGAACAACTGATCTAATTGTTTATCACCAGTCTTATCTTTAGTACTCATCAACCAAGAGTTAACTTTATTAAGTAATCTAATAAAGAAGTTTTGAACATCTTGAGCTAATCTACCTAAACCAGTTTCAGCATCGGTACTTGTACCTGCATCAGCAGAGTATTCAATCTTACTCATAGCTTTCATAAAGTTCTTATTGGTAACACCAAACGTTAAGAACTCATCTAAGTAGTTAGATTGATTTCTACCTGACTTCTTACTACCAGACTTAGTTGGTTTAAAGATATAGTCATGTCTCTTCTTAGCAGCTTCATATTCATCTTTAAATGCTGGATCTGTATCTAACATTTCAGGATCATTCATGAAGTCTCTTACAGTAATAACTTTTCTAGCTTGTTTGTATAAGTTTTCTAATTCCTGTCTAGCAGTACTAAACTTAGAAAGACCTACATGTGAAACAGCATGAACCAATTCATGTACATATACTTCAGATGCAGACATACGAATACCGTTAGCTAGTAATCCAGACTTAGGTGTACTACCTTGAGTTTGGTTAACGATACGAACATCAATACCATCAGTAACACCAATAGTTTCTACGCTATCATCATTAGCTACATATAAGTTCATTGGTTGAATAGATTGGTTAACTACATCTGTTAATACATTTCTTAAATGTTCTAAGTGAGCATCATCATCTTTAACTTCAGAAGTCTTCTGTAGTTCATCAAATACTTGTTCAGAGTTAAACTTATCAATCTTCTGTGCAGCACCATACTCAGCATTGTTAATTGCATCAGTATTAGAAGCCGAACCAAACTTTCTAATCCAACCTGAGTCTTCACCATTAGAGTATTGCTCAATAGTTTTCATAGCATTCATAACAGCAGTTTTATTTGCTATATGAGTATCTGCTAGTTGTCTTGCTGTATCTCTAACATCAGTAATAGTAGCTCCATCATGTAAACCTAAAGCTTTAGTTGCTTTCTGCATTACTTCATCAGAAGGGGTAATACCGTAAGTAGAGTAAGAGTTTTCAATTCTTTCAAACATCTCAACAATTGCATCTACTGTAGAATATTCTAAGTTAGCTTTAGCAAATGCTTGGTTAGCTATTTCCTTTTCCTTAGCAAACTCTTTTGAACCAAAGTAAGAAGCATCATGAACGTTTAACATTATTGTCTTAGCAAAGTTAGTTAACTGAACATAAGCATCAATACCAGTAGTTAACATTGGTACTGCTTTAGCTCCCGGTTCAGACCATACTCTAGCTTGACCATTAAATCGTGAAGTCTTACCTTTAACTAATTTAGATGATTCAATAGTTACTTTAATAGATCCATCTGTTACCGGTGTACTCTTATAATTACTAAGTAACATACCAGTATCTAAGGTAGTTTGAGTCTTACTTCTCTTATTAGATTCTTTAGAGATAGCAGTATCTACAATTGGCATCCATCCTTTAGTTTGATCATATAACTTCTGTTCCATTTCTACAGTAAGAGAAGTTACACCTTCTTCTGCTAACATCTCAGCTTTAGCAATATCATATAATTGCATAAACATTTCATGGGATAAGTTAGCTAATGTATTTAGTTTAGCCCTAGTCTCAAATGATTCTTTATAATCCACATCCATTGCAGATTTAAGGGGAGCACTATAGACATCAGATACCATTGTCTTAATCTTCTTAACATCACCTTTCTTAAGTTTAAATTTCTTAATATTCTTAGAAGTGATTTGATATCTTGAACCAGTCATTTCAAAGATAATATCTTGTACTTGGTTCAACTCTGTTCTAGCAGAAGAGTTAGTCATCTTACCTGTTGCAGTATCAGCTAATACTTTCTCTATTCTGTCATAAATCTTATCTACTGCTTGTCCACCTAAGTTATCAATAATTGATTTAATAGATGCACCATAGATAGAAGTCATCAATGGAGACTTAGCAATCTTACGACCATCATCAGTAATAATGTATTCACCAGTATCTTTATTAAGAGTAGCGAATGAACCAAACAACTTACTAACCATGTTATATTCAGCTTTAGATCTAGGAGTTCTTAAACCATTCTGAATAGCTAATTCCCAATCCCTAGCTAATGATTTATACGAATCTTGGTTCTCTGGTCTAGCAGACCAATCATTAAACGTAGTATCTTCAGCATAGATTCCCATTCTATTAAGAACGTTAAACATCTTACCTAGATTCTCAGTAGCAAACTGAATAGCAGTGATACATACACCATTGGTAATACCATCTACTTCTCTAGATAAAGAATGAGTAAAGTCTTTAGCACCAGACTCTTTAGCAATCTCATATTCAGCCATGGCAACGATAGATTGGTATGACTTCATCTTAGTCTTACCAGCTTTAACACCTTTAGCTATGATATCTTGGTTAGCTTGTGAGAAACCTTCACTATCCTCATCATCTCTGATTAGTTGCTTCATTACATCAATAGCAGCTCTAATATCAGGATCACTTAGTTTATCATTAGTCTTTCTAGCTGCTTCTGCTGAACCATCTTTAGCAGTCTCAATATCAAAACCTTCACCTACTGCAAGTAAGAAGAACTCTTCTTGATAAGCATCACCAAACTTAAAGGTATTCTGCCAATCATTACGTTCAACTAAGTAACGATGTATCTTAGATGACTGTGGATTGAACTTATTAATAATACCCATACGTCCTTGCGCCCAGACAGTATGTTTAAAGAAGAAGTTAGTTTTAATATTATCTTCTTGGTTCACGATCTCTTCATAGAAATCTCTAGCAGTATCTATTTCACGTTCAATACTTCTATTCTTACCGTTAACTTTAGGAAGATTAATATCTAGAGTATTACTATCATCATGTACGTATCCCATCATAGCCATTTGGATATCTTTACTAAACTGCATAAACGTACTAGCAACATTAGCTTTGAATCTATAAGGACGTTTCTGATCTTTAGTTAATGTACGTTGTTGTGCCTCCGGCACTTGCTGTGTGGAGTTAGTAACTTGTTTAGTAGCTTTCTCTGGAGTAAGAGAAGGCATAGGGTTCTCAGGATTAGTACCAAATACTTTCGATGTAAAAGAAGAACTCTTCTTATTATTCTCAAGAATTTTAGTTAAACCATCACTTAACTGGAACTCAGCTAATTGCCATGTTTCATTAGTTAACTTAGAAATATCTTCTGGACCAACAGGACCATAAGCATTCTTAACATCAGCAGCAGTAACAGCTGGATGTTCAATAACAAAGTTACGTTTCTTTAATGCTTCATAAGCCCAAGCACCTAAAGCAGTCTCTAACTTAGTTCTATCATTAACATCTGCTTCTGGAGCTTCTTTTAAATTAAGTACGCTATAAGCAGACTTACCCATATCAGCTACAATGGATTGTCTACGTACACCCGGTGGAAATAATGCATATACTTCTGGAGCTACATACTCTTCTTCATCTAAACCAAGTAATCTCTGAATAGATTCTTCTGTTTGAGGAGATGCAGAGTCTTTACCAGATGCAACTAAAGATTCATAAGCTGCTACAGCCATAGCTGATTTAATATTAGGATCTAATACTCCGTCCTTAACCAAGAACTGAACATAGTCATCTTCTAAGTGAACTCTGCCTTCTTTATCAGCACGAGTCTTAACTTCGAATACTGCATCTAGACCTTTAACAAACTCTCTTTCAAATGCTACGAATGATCTAGATACTGACACCTGTGCTTCAGTAACTTCTGAACCAAAGATATTAGTAAGTGCAGTCATTGGATCATTACGTAATAAATAAAACTAGTAGACACAATATTAGTTGGATCATTTCTATCTACCAAAGTATTAGCTAATGAGATCTCACCATGATTACCTGTATAAGCTGGAGTTACCGGTTCAACAGGTTTATTACGCGAGATATACTCTTGTCGTTGTGCTTCCATAGTCTGAAAAGTAAGATCTATGGTTCGCTCGAAAGCATTAGAATACTTAGGAGGAATACCTAAGAACTTCTGTACTGCTTTAACAAACTTAGCAAACATATGAGGACCATCTGTTTCATCAGGGTAAGTCTTCTCATAAGGTACTCGCTTAAGAATAGCTTGTACTTCAGGATTAGTCATAGCTAATGCAGTAAACTCTTTTAAGTTAGTTGCTGCATAGTCTTGCCAGAACTTCTCTTCACTAGATTCTGGTGCAGTTGCTAAGAATGCTCTACGTACTGATCTAAGATTAGCTACTAATTCTCTTTCAGTAGTAGTCATTTCTTCATGTGGTTTATTTAAAGTAAATACTGTTACAGCATGTACTGCTTCATGAAGTAATGTTTGAGAATCCATTGTCTCAAGATCTAAACCAATGTAGCCTCCTTCAATATCACCCTTCTTGTAGGTGAAGTAACCTCTATAGTTTTCTCCTGTAACATCTTTAATATTCCTAATAGCCTTTACAGGAATATTATATAACTTAGATACATCTCTAATACGTGCAGCTAAGAATCTAGAGTAATCATCCCATTCTTCTTCTTTAGCTAATAGATCCATAGCTTCATGTAATTGTAACTCAGGAGTATCTTCTTCTAAGTTACTTTCCGAATGTATTAGATTAGATTCTAAAACTCCGTAAAGAGTAGGACCTAAACCTTCATCAGTAAATACATCACCTTCTCTATGACCAGTTCTTACATTAGTTTCTTCTCTAACTTCTTCTCTAACTTCTTGTCTTGGTTCAGGGGTAGGTTCATCAGTTAACTCAACATCTAGATTCTCTTCACCAAACAATTCACCTACATCACTTGTATTAATAGAAGTAGGGGTAGTTGTTTCTGGTTCATACTCTTCTTCAAACTGTTCTTCTTGAGTAGAAGATACGTTTTCAATATCTGCATTTACAGTTGTTTCAGGAGTCTCAACTACTTCTTCTTGTACTGGTTCAGTAGTCTCTGTTACTTCTTCTTGAACAGGAGTAGTTAAACTCTCTAAGTCAGTTAAAGCAGATTGAATTAACTCAGCTTCATTTCTTACTTTAGCAATTAGTCCAGGAGATCTGTTATCAATTCTAATAGTCTTTCTATTACCGATCTTGACGGTCTGTGCCTTTCCTGTTTCTTGGAATGTTTCATAAGCTTTCTCAAATGCATCAGCTTTAGCTGCATGACGTTTAGCAAAAGAACTTAAACCAGCTTTACCTGCATTATAAGAAGTAGTATTACCACTTAACATCATATCTCGGTACTCATTAATACCGATCATACGTCTACCAGCTTCGTCTGTACCACCATCAATAATATCTTTATTAACAGCTTCAGATGACTTAGCTTTATTAATTGTTTCAGTTACTTTAGCGTAAGTACGTAATGCTTGATTCTCTTCTTCAGTTAACTGGTTATCAGCTTCAGCTAATTGGTTTGCTTCTTCTGGAGTAAATCTTTCAGGAGATTGTTGGAATGAACCAAATGTTCTTCTTGCTGATTCAGTATCACCTTCAACTGCTTTAGTTAAATCTTCTTTAGAAGTTTCAGCATCAAAGGTATCTACTTCCATAGATTTGATTACTTCACTTGCTTTAGCAGTTTGCTTACTTAAGGTATCTACATTAGCAGCAACTTCCTTATATCTCTTAATATCTTCTTGTGATGCATTATCACCAGCTTCTCTTAGCTTAGTATCTAATTCATCTAACTCAGTAAATGCATCTGCAAATTCTTTATTCTTAGTTTGTAACTGTTCTTTAGCAGTAGCTATGTTAGTTGCTTTCTCTTCTGGAGTTACATCAGCAACAACATTTCTATCTCTTAAAGTTTCAACAGATCTAACTACATCATAATCTTTAGAAGTAGTATCAGTGTATTTAGCAATATCACCTTCTTGTACTGCTGCTTTACGTGCAGTTACCTTATCTCTAGTTTCAGCTACTTTCTTAGTTATTGGTGCAGTTACTTTCTTAACTACTTCTTTAGCAGATTTAGCTGTCTGTACTGGAGATGACACTACATCTAATGCTTTACTCGAAGCAGCACCAATCGTAGCAGCCTTAGCTACTTTAGCTACATCAACATCTTCTAACTTAGATAAGTTCTCTTCTACTGCTGTTTGGTAGCCTTCTGTACCTGCTTCTGCAACAGCACCTCCAACTACATTAGCAGCAATACGTTTAGCAGATGTTTTACCTGCTTTAGTAAACTTACCAATAACTAACTTGTCACCAATGAAGTCTGCTGCACCTGCTGATGCAGACCATAGACGCATCTCTTTCATTTCAGCTTTAGAAGGTAATTTACCACCGTTCTCTTTCTGATATTCAGCAACAGCCTCATTAAAGATATTCATTGCATACGCAGGAGAATCAGTACCTAACGTTAGAGCACTACCAAGCGAACCAACAGCATGTTCAAGTATTGCTTGTGGATTGGTTACAGCTTTCTCTGCTAATTCAAATGATGCACCAAGGATTCCACCCCAATCATCTTTATCCCATGCTTCAGATAATCTTTGTGCCGGAGCTTCCATCTCAATATCGAGAATGTCCATGCTACCAGTCTTAACCCAGTCTTGAGGTTTATCGAACCAATCCTTTCTAGCTTTAGCATCTTTACTAGCTTTAATAGAGTTAGCAATGATATCCCCATAAGAATCACCTTCTTCTTGGGTATAACCATAACCAGTCTTATTAGGTTTAGTAATTACTTCTTTCTGGTTCAATACTTCTTGAGCTGCTGCTTTCTGTAGTTCATCAGCATTAGGATCTTGTATAACATTATAAGCGGCAGTAACTTCTTCAGGTAATGATTCAATCTTAGCTGCTTGGTTAGATAAACCAGATGCAGCTAAGTCACCAACCGCAGAAGATAAGTCAGCAAAACCTTTTTTACCAAGGTTAACAACTCCTTCAACTAAACCATCAGTTTGTTCTTGAGCTGCTTGAATATTCTTAAGCCTAGCTGACTCAACAAAAGAATTATCTACTACATGCTTACCCACATCAGCACTTACAGCTCCCATACGGGAATTAATACCTTTAGTAAGGTCATTCATAAAATCTACGGTTGGCATTCTTATCTCCCAGTTAAGTTATTTCTAGCTGTCTTCATATTCTGTACTCTCTTACGTAATGCTAGTACTTCACTATTCTGCTTCTGAGCAATACCAGTCTTAGTAGCATTAAGTTTCTGGTTAGCTGCTTTAGCAGCTCCAGCTTGAATACCGTAAGCATGGTATTGAGCAGCAATTCGTACAACCTCATCTTCAAAGTTATCTAAACGAAGTTTATTATCGGTAGTTACTGGTGCAGTCTTAATTACATGAGCAAGCACATCTTCAGGAATGGTATAACCTTTCATATCCTTACCACCAATCCTTTGCTTAACTCTAGCAAGTAAATCTGGATCAGACCTAGCCTCAGTTACTAGTTCTTCAATATCATCACCTTCATACTTAGCCCAATCCAATTCAAATTGATCTGGAGCAACTTTATTAACGTAATCAGTTAAAGATAACTCTCTATCTAAATCATTAATATTCTTCTTAGGGTTCTGAGCAATGATAGCTTCATTAGCTGCAATATTCTCATTGATAGTAGATAACTCTAAGTCAGTCTTCAAAGATATATTCTGCAAACCAGCATCATATACTGCTTGACCCTCTGGAGTAAGTTTAGATTCATATTCCAAACCAGCTAAGAATTGCTTACGAGCAGCATCTCTTACTTGGATCGGTTTACCTTCAAGTACTGCATCTAAACCATCCTTAAGTTCTTCTTGAGTCTTACCACCAAGTAAACCTTGAGACAGATATGTTTCTACTTCTGCATTAGTAGCATTGATATCATTCTTTAATGCTCTAGCTTGTAATATATCCTGTTCTTCGTAGATATCTTCATCTCTACTATCAAATGCATTAAATACTTGAGCACGATTAACCTTTTGACCAAACTTACCTACTAACTCATCTAGTGAAGTATTCTGATATTGTTCAATCGACTTAAGTCCTTTAATACTCTCTAAAGCTTGTTGAGTATTCTGAGTAATCTCTAGATTCTCTGCATCTACTTGTCTTTGGTTCTGATCTTCTGCCATGTTACCAAAACCTTGAAACATACTAGCAATACCTTTACCGGCAGCAGCTAAACCTTGTTGAGCACCAGTGAAATCAGGACCAGATATATTCTTCCACGTAATAGCCATAACTATCCCTTATTAAAGTAAGTTTTCTTTTTTCCACTGATCAGATAGATCTTGTCCTTCACCTGCATAAGACTGACGTAATCTTTGTCTATCTGATAATGATTGGTTCGTTAATTTAGTTTGATTAGCTAAGTTAGTTCTATAAGCATCTTGTTCTGCTGCAAACTGTTTCTTAGATAAATCTAGTTGTTGCATAGCAGTCCAACCGGTAGCTAGTTGACCTAAACCTTGCATCATAGGAGATACAATACCCGGACCACTCTTATCACCAAATAGGGTATCCATTCCCGGCATATACTCACCCATAAACTGCTTACCTTGATCCCATAGTTGTGCCATGGGATTTTGATCAGCTAAGTTAACGGCAGGAGACATACCCATAGTTTGAGGTTGTTGCATCATCTGAGGTTGTGACATGAAACCTTGATTAATAGGATTCATCTGTGCAGTACTAGGTTGCATCCACTGAGGCATAGTAGAAGTACTTCCGTTCCATTGATTAGTAATAGCCATCTTATTCTCCGAGAGTTAATTGAAATTTACTATCTATAAAATTATCCACTAAAGTTAGTGAATCATCTGCTGCTTCTAAGTATAAACTACGAGCATAGAATTGATCGATAGATTCATTAGGTATCATACCTACATCCCTAAATACACTATAAGGATCTAATTGATGTGTTGGTTCAAGAGACTCATTAATTTTCTTTAATTTCTCAGCTTCAGCCTCAGTCTCTTCTTTAATTGCCATGGTTACTTCTTGCATCTCTTTCATTACATCTTCAATAGTAGACTGAATACCTTTCATCAGTTCAGTACCAATAGATGCAATAGAAGTAGCTAAAGGCAAACCAGTATTAACAGCTATATCAGCAGCAGACATACCAGTTTCTATCAATGTGGCAGTATCAACCTCAGCCATTAAATCCATTAGCTTATCAGCCGAACCATAGATAAATGCAATAGCAGCAATAATGAATGCTATTTCAATACCTATAACATCTACTACTATCTGAATAGATGCCATGATAGCTAACTTAATTAATACAGTAGCTACAAATTGAGTAATAACGGTAACTCCGACTCCTACTGCTGTAAGTAATGCTGCTGCTGGACCAGACAATGCACCCCAAGAGAATGCTACCATTGCAATAGATACTACTATGGTTACGAGTTGAAAGAATCCTGTTTGATACCATTTAAGTTTAGTCCACTCATAAGCATTAAATACTATTCTCATAGCATCAAAGTAAAGAATATTCTTATCCCTAATATTTAATGAATCAGCAATAGTAATGTTGATTGGAATAATTAAACTATCTTCTTCCGTATCTTTTAAAGTAGTTATGTAATCCTCAGAAGTAGTATAGATATTATTAGAGTGATATAAACCAACTACCTTTAGTTCTACATATTGGTTCTCTGTTAACTGTCTACGTAGTTGAACATAGTAAAGAGGAGAAGCACGACCATAACTACTTTCCTCAATCCAATCTACTCCACTAGTGTGGATTGATTTAGTAGCATGACCAATCTTACCTATACTTCCCCTGATAGTATCGCGGGTAATATAATAATAAGCTAACTTGGTTCGGTATGTATCATCACTAATTCTTAGTACATTGATTGGTGGAGTACCGGTTTTACCACTAGTTTCCCAATTATCAAAGTCAGCTTTAGTAACGTCAGATCTGTTAACCAAGTCATTAAAGAACTCAAATAAGTATTTATTACTTTCAACCTTAGTAGTTCTAATAGGTATACCCATTACAAAGTAAGCATGATCTACATCTTTAATTTCTGGATTACCATTAATACCTTCACCCAATTCTTCTATACTTAAATCTATCTTCTTAAGTAATTTCTTAGATGTTTTATATAAAGGAGTTTGTTTCTTATCGCCATCAGTAAGACTTACGTTATTTATACGCAAAGGTACTACTGGCATATATTGAGTAAACTTAGTTTCAGGAGGAAGATCTAATTCAGGGTAAACATTAGACTTAGGTCTGTAAGTCCAGTACCAAGGATTACCAACTTGTATTGGCTTAAGTGGATCAGTAATATCATTGATAATATACTCCACCATATAAAAGATATCAGATGTATAACGTAAATCCCCATCAGTAAAACTATATATCTTATCCCATTTAGGTTTAGTAGGATCATAGTGTTCATACCTACCATATATATCACCTGTAGTACCTGAGTATTTAGCTTCTTCAAAGTCTATTATGTAAGGTACATCCCCAACGTTAATACGGTTAGTTTTATAATCCCAATCAGTATTCTTACGTAGATGTTCGATAGCTATAGAATCTCTATTTAATACATCTAACGAAGCAGAAATTACTACTAACTCTCTATTAGCTGGTTGAGTGAATATACGTCTTAATTCTTCCTGAACCAATCTAATATCTGGGGATAAGTAACCCATATCACCTTCAGGGAGTTTATTAGTAAAGTGATCCCTACCATATCGGTAGAACCTAGTACCCTTGGCACCTAAACAGTTAACTAAGGATTCAGTTATATCCATACCTAGAGAATTGGTCTGACTAAAGATAGCATTAAAGGTTACTTGCTCTAGTAACTCAGGAGTATCTTCTACTAGAGATAATGTTTGGGAAGCAGTACTTAACTTTCTCCGATCAAATAATCCCATATAAATTCCTCATAAAAATAAAGGAGGTACTAGACCTCCTTATATATTATTTATTGTTGGTTCATTCTTATGGAGTAGGTGGTTGACCTACAGCATTACCAACTAATTGAACTGCTTTATCTACCGCAGCTTTACTGAACTCTTTAGGAATATCAGTAATATCTTGAGAAGAGATCATAACGTTAGTTACTTCAGATCTCATCTTAGCATTATCGATAAAACGCTTCATATCGAAACCTTTAATCTGAGCTTCATGTACTGCAATCTGTTTACCAACTGAACCATGTACTTCTACTACTGAACCATTAGGTAATGTTACTTCAGGTTGTGTTTGAGCTTGCTCAGTTACAATCTTCCATAATAGTAGTTGACGTTGTTCTTCAGTCATCTCAAGTTGAGCATTAGTATTAGCTTCTTGTAGAGTAAATTGAATAGATTGGTTCAAAGCATTATTCATTAAGGCAATATATGCTTCTGCATACTTATCACCTGTAATTCTATCTGCTGCATACTCAACCATTAATTTATCTGAAACTGACTTACACAGGATATCAAAGTTACCTGTACCTGCTAAGTTAGTTACATTACTTATGTCTACTGTTAATGCAGCCATATTAGTACTCGTTAGGGTTAGTATTGTTATAGCCTTGAGAACGTTGGTTCTCTGCTAATTCTTTTAATTCTTCAACTGTTAGTGGAGGTAATTCAACTATAGTAAATGCATTGCCTCTGCGGATATCATCCATTGAAGTATTTAGTTTATTTTTACCATCAACTTGTTTAATAGCTTTAATACAACGCTTACGTTTAAGGATATCAATGATCATACGAGGTAAATGCCAGATGATGTCACTTTCTTCGTTGTAAGGAACGAATGCTCTAAATGTACCAATAACTGAGTTACCTGTAGTAAAGTATTCACCTTGACGAGCTTTACGTTGTGGATCGTGACATACGATAGAACAGCGAACCATTTCCATTGCTTTACGTTTAGCTTCACCAGAAGTTTCAGTAAGTGCAGTTCTTTCTTTATTAGAACTATCATTAACTAAGTTAGCAGTTAGTAATTCTCTAAGAGTATAAAGATTAGCATTGTGATGGAACTTAATACCCATCATGTTAAGTTGAGTTTTAATTGTAGCTAATTCTTCTTTTTCTAATTCTTTATCTAAAGTTTTATCTGTCATGGTGTTTAATCTCTAATAATATATAAGTAAAAAGTCCTCCGAAGAGGACTCTTAATTTAATGGATTAATTACTTCTCAGCAAGTGTCCATTGAACAGCAATCCATTCTGGACGCTCAATTAGAATACCGTGAACCCACTGTAGTGAGTGGAAACCAGTTTGACCATATGGATCTGTACGATCAGCAGTTTCCATACCCGGCATCTTAGTAAACATCTTAAAGTTACCTTTACCACCGAATGCACCTTCTGGAGCAAAACCTAAGTGAGTAAATGCTTCAGATGTAACTACTAGCATTGGGTATGCATCGTAGTATTCTTTGCTTGAATCAGTGTTAGCAGTGTTATTCTCATTACCAGATCTGCCCGGAGAAGTACGGTAAGTAGAATCTTTACCTGAATCTTCAGCACCAACTGCTGTGTATTCTGGCATTTCTGGAACAACGATAATACGGAAACCGTTAATTGCACCAATCTCACCACGTAGAGTAGCTGTACCAGATGCAGCGTATTTTTCAACAGGAACGAAACAAGGATTACCTGCTTCATCTTTCATGTTACGCATTTGCATTTCTAGAGGGTAGCCTACGTATAGAGCATAACCTGAACCAATGATTAATGAATCAACTTTACCAGTACCACGAGATGCAGATAATCTACCTGGAGCACGGTTCTCTTTAAGAGTTAGTGCAAGACGTTGTAGATCTTTATACTTAACTACAGAAGCAGTACCAGCAGCTTCACCAGTCATTGCTGTAAGACTACGAGCTGCACCAGAATAAACTTCTACACCAGCATCTAGAAGCAAATCGATACCGATTAAGTCTTCTTGGATTTCATTAGCTGCACGTAGAGATTCTTTCATTAGGTGACGTAGTAAAGATGGATCATCATCAAAGTGTAGAGATTCTTTAGTGAATTCAGTAAAGAAACCTAATCTATGAGCAGTACCTTGAAGTTCGATACGAGTCATACCGATACGGTTAACACGACCACCGATCTCAGTAAGCATTGGTAGACGACCATTGATGATACCGATATCTTTAGTTGAACCATAAAGATTACCGTCTTTGTTTAAACAAGCTGCATCAGTCGGTTTACGACCAGCAGCATCGATACCTTGTGTATTACGGTTACGGTAATCTAGGATTGGTAAGTAGTGGTGTTTCTTGATGATCTTACCTGAATGAGCAGGAAGATTCATAACAGAACCCATTTGAGTAAAGTAACGTTCTTTCTCAAGGTCTTCTAGTGCTTCACGAATATATACATCAAGACGAATCTGATCACCAATAGATGATTTCTCTTGTTGTGTGATTACACTACCAGAAACACCCCAGTGTGGATTGTTATAGATAGCTTGACCCATATTTGAAGCTACATTTGGATAAGTTGCCATGTTTTATTCCTCAGTTTATAAATATTTTTTACTGAAGTCAGATGAGGACATACTAAAGACATCTTCGAACTGCTCAGTAACAGATGGTTTACCACGAGGTTTACTCGAAGCTTGTTTATTCTTAATTACAGTTTCCGTAGGTCTACGAATAGCTGGTTTAGGAGCATTGGCTTGTAATGCTTCAACTGATTGACCACTTGGTGTCTGTTGAGTATTAGACTGAGCATACATCATGTCACCGACATATTTGTAAGCTTGAAGGTTAGACATACCACTTGGTAATCTTCCTAACATCTTCTGCTTTTCGACTTCTTGATTAACTGTATCAAATAAACCACTAGCCATATGTTCATTAATAATACCTATAACTTCTGGATTGCTTTTAACATGTTCTCTAGAAGCATTGTCCCATTCTTTACCTAGTACGTTAACTGTACGAGTATATGTAGGAGTGCTTGAGATATCTTTAAGTGCATTGTCCAAGTTTAGATCTTGTTCAGAAACGCTATAATCAGTTGGTTTATAATTATCACCCTCAGTTTCATCTAGATCGTATTTATCGATACCAGACTCATTGATAAGCTTGTTAATAGCTTGTGGGTTTTTATTAATCAAGTCAATAGCAAAGCCTAATTTTTCTTCACTTAACATCTCATTCTGTTCCAGCATAGCAATAATCTTTCTAGCTGGTTTCAGAGATTCCATGTTCTTATTATAGTTCAATCCCATCTGCATTAGACGTTGAGCATCTTCTATTGAGTCAATAGTAATCTCTTTACCATTAGCCTTAATAGGTGAACCAATTAACTTCTTATACTCAGATTCATAGTCAATAGAGTCAGTTGGTTCAGTAGTCTCTTCTAAGACTTCCTCTTCCTCAATCTCTTCTTCTTCTTCAACTATTTCAGTATCTTCTTCAATCACATCTTCTAGATGATCATCTTCATATACTTGTTCTTCTAATGGATTAACTTCTTCAGTAGGTTCTTCTTGAATAGAGTCTACCGAAGTAGACTCCTCTGAACCAAATGAATCAAAATCCAAGTTAGAGAACTCATCAGCAGACATGGCAAATACATCTACTGGTTCTGCAACTTGAGTTTCAGACATAATTAACCCTCATAGCTTTGGTTTAGTTCAGCTTCCTGTTCAGCAATCATATCTTGTTTTTGCTGAATAGCCATTGAACCAACTTGCTGTACTGTCTGCATATGTTGTTTAAGGAAAGCTACACCTTGAATAATACGTAAACCAGAGTTACGTAATTCTTCGTTAGCACTCATAGTCAACATACCTGCACGTAAAGCTTCTTCATCCAAGTCACGTAGTAATTCACGGAATGTAGGATTGTTAGCTGCTAACTTAGCAAGTTTCTCAGCTTTAAGGATCAGTTGGTCTAGTTCTTGGATTTCGTTATTATTTTCCATTAGGTTTCTTCTCTTCTTTAGATTTCTGTACGGTGTTAAAAACATTATTCATTAAATCACGTTTAGCATTAGATTCAGCTTGAGCATTCATTAACTCAAGTTCACGTTCTTGTTTAACACCAGTCTCTTGTTCAACAAAGTCTAGGTCATTCAAGTTAGCTTCTGTTTCTGCCTTACGAGCTTTAGCTAATTCAGATTGTACTTTAGCTGGAGTCATCATTTGTGTTTCAGACTGTAGCTTCTGTATCTCTGCTTGTAATTTTTGCATCTCTAACTGAGCTTTCTGCATTTCAATTTCTTGCATTGGATCAGGTTGAGGTTGGTACTGATCAATAGATTTACTTAAATCAGGCATACCTCTAAGGTCAGCTATACGACTAAGAATAAGTTTAGTCATGTCAAAAGGCAAGCTTCCACCCATAGTTTGTAGCATAAACGATAGTTCTTGAGCTTTTATAGCATCTGTCTCTGCATTAGAGATACTTAATTTGATATCAAACGAACCAAGTAAATTATCCCTATTAATCTTAACGAACTCTTCATCAGTTATACGGATAATCTCTTCATCCTCTAACCATTCACTGTTCATAGCTAAGATCTTAGTAGCTACTTCTTGTAAACCATGAGCCAATCTTCTTAAGATACCTAACTCTCGTTTACCACTAGCACCAATTACACCTTGAACACCTGCTGCTGTTGAACCAAGTGAATCACCTGACATACCTTGAGAGAATGTCTTAACACCAGTCATAGCTTCAGACTCTAGATTGAACATCTGTAATAAGTTAAATGTACTAGCTGGTAGTTCAGGATAACTATGTTCAATTACTGCCATTCTAGGATCAACAGTAGGGTTAAAGAAATAATCTTCACCTTGTTTAAACTTACGTAAGTTCAACGTATCTAGTGCATCCTTGCGGATGCCGATTTGAGCGTTAGCACTTCTAGCCATTGAATCTACTTGACCACGAACCAATGCACCAATTAACTTCTGGTTATCAGATAATAGAGCTGCATCAGGTTCACCATATAAAGAACCTTTAACCGGTAAGTATGGAATAAATACAAATGGAATTTTACGATCAGGGAATGGATTAATCTCCATTCTAATCATAACTTCTCCTACCCAAGTAGCAACAATAGGGGTAGTAACACCAGAATTATCAATATCCCAGAATCCCCAATATTCATAAGCAATAATCTTCTTTCTAGTCTTATCACTAAACTTAAATGAACTATCGTTTAAGTTCACATGATTACCATCACTATCAGAGGCATCTTCTGGAATCTTATCTAAGTTCTTATAGATTTCCATCTTCTCTAGTTCACTTCTACTAGTTTCAAAAGAGTAAACCAAGAAGTTCGCTTTATCAAAGTCACCTTCACAAGTTGGATCAGGAGTAATATTATGATAATCACAAATAGTAACGTTAGGTTGGTTACGTACTACTTTAGTTACTTCTTTTTCTACATAAGAACTTACAGTAGCCAAGATAGGTCTACCATTTTCTTCAGATGCTAAGATTGATTGTTGTAATGCTTTAGGGAAAGTTTTAAATGCTAATGGATTAACTCCCTGCATCTGCATTGCTTGTTGAATTAGTAATGCTGCTTGTTCATCTGCTTCTGCATAGTTAAACTGAGGTACATTATCTGTTACCTTAGATTCTTCCATATCCCATTCAACACGTAGAATAGCAGTACCTTCATTAACTGCTGTTCTAACTACCTTATCAATTAAATTAACTTTATTAAGTTGAACGTTAAACTGATAGTTAAGTACCTGACTATTTTGTTTAGCAGCTTCTCTATCCATCCATGTTCTTGGTTCAACATTAAAGATATTCTCATCATTAAGGAATGGTTCAGATAAAGATGTATATCTCCACTCAGCTTGTTTACGAATTAACTGAGGTTGAACAGATGATCTACCTTGTTTCTGTTTAGGTTTATAAATACCTTCAACATTTAACTGAGCAACCCAATCATCTATCTTACTTACCTGAGTATCTCTAGCACCACTAGCTAGATTATAATCAGACATAAGATCACTTATCTTTGGTTCATTAGCCCAATCTGTTAAACCTTTCTTATTAATAAGTTCTGGTTCTAAATTCTTATCCATCATAAATCCTTAAGTAAAAGGGAGCATTTAAGCTCCCTTATTATTATTTAGAATCTAGAGACTCT